CTGTCTCCCTGCCATACTTCTCGCCATCGTGGTACAGGCAGGCGACCCTCATCAGGTCTTGCTCCCGCTCCGTGAAGTTCCCCGCGTGCTGTTCCAGTGACAATGTGTGGTTGAGCATCCTTGTGACGGCTTTGGAGTGCCTAGCCAGTCCTCCCTCGCCTTGGGCGTACTGTGGGTGGTATTTCCCCGTAGACGACGCAGAGCAGGTGTATAGGTAGTCATAGGCATTGTTGAGCAAAACGCTTGCAAACTCCCGTATATCGTCATTGACGATGCTATCTAATTCTTCTTGAAAAAATTCTGATTTCATATCTTTTCCTCTTCTTAAAACACAAGCCTTCGCTTCGGTGCAGACATATCCAGCGCGTCCCATTTCTTGTTCACGTCAAATGTCTTGCTGCACGGAGTCCAAAGTGAGTAGTAATCGCATTCCATGCGGTAGATGCCCGCGTCCGGGTTCTGTTTATTGTACGGGCACCAGAAACACAGTGGGGTTGGCTTTGGGATGAAAGTCTCTTTCTTTTCACTAGCCCCAACGCTGTCCAAAATTTTATCGAGCGCGGTGGCAAGCCGCTTCTCCCATCCCTTTGTCAGCGCATACTGCGCGTCGTCAATCAGTATGAAACGGTATTCTGATTCCACCGGCAAGGCCCCGTACTTGTTGAGGACAGCCAGCGCATAGATGCCAAACTGAAGCGAGGTCGGCAGTTCTTTGTCGCTGTATACTTTCTTCGATGTCTTGTAATCGACGACCTTGTATTCTTCGCCACGTTTGTCAACCCTGTCGATAAAACCATGGATTATCGCCCTGTTGTCCCATATGAACTCAAATGGCATTTCGGTACTCATTGGAATCCAGTCGCCGTTTTCCATTTCAACCGGCAGCACCTTTTCCTTGAACAGCTCTATTTTTTCAACATAGGACATGCCGGATGCGTCATCGGGTGTGCTGTACTTGTCGAAGTATTTACGCCTCAGTTGCTTTGTGCCGAGTATTGTTTCGTTGCCATCTTTGGCTCCCTCTGTCAGTACCCGGTTAAGGAACTCGTAATCTATTACTTCCTGTCTAATCATCATCTCGGCTTTGCATTCCAGGACTTTGTGCAGAAGCGAGCCTATTTCCAGTGCTATCGTCGTGTCTTCGCTACGTTTACCGTCGAGGTATTGGAGCCGGTATCTTGTGGGGCACTTCTTGAATGTGTCGATTTTGCTGTAAGAAAACCTCGGCAACTTCTCGTCCCCTTTGGTTACTGCCCTGATTCGTTCTTTAAGTTCCTTTGACAATGTAGGCCTTTCTTTAATACCCTGTCCACATCATCCATTGTTATAGTCAACTTCTCGTCCAATAATTCCATTAGCACATCCTTACCCATATCCGTAGGGCTCGCTTTGTACGGCAGCCTGTTTTTGCTGTCGAGCAGGAAACACACTTTGCAGTACGGTACTATATTCGCAACTTTCTTTACCAGTTTGTTGAAATATGCCTCGGCCTCATATGAGTGGGGGTCGTGATATTCTTTATCAAATGCGACCAGAAGTTCTTCACATTTGAGATAATGTAGCAATAATTTTTGGTGTGTCAGTGTTATGTTGCTACCGCATGTCGCAAGCACATATGAGTCGTCACCGAAGTACGAGTAGTTCTGTAGGCATGACTTCTCCGACTCGACCAACATGGCCTTCTTAATACGTTTTATTCTGTCCTGCGACACGGATATTCCATACAGGTTAGCCCCTAGCTGGTGGCTCAGGAACTTGCCGCCTATTTGCACAGGCGTATATTTCCCTATCCTCTCGACATCCGCTTCGTCCAAGTACCTGCCACGGATACCGATGAGACGATTGTTCGTGTCCCTATGTGGAATTGTGATTTGGTTGGTTAAGCCGTAGTACCCTATCTCGTATCGGCTCAACGCCTCCATTGATATGTTGTCGCCCAGCCACTCCGTATGCGGCGCGTAGGAAAACACCTCAAGCGTTTCCTCCTTAACCGGAGACAGGGCAGGGATTTCTTTTTGGTTCCTTTTCGCCGCCTTTAGCCTGTTGATCCAGACAAAGTCGCTTATGATGTCAATTTGCTTCGATTCTGCGGGGTCAGACGTTGCCAGCTTGTTCGTTGCCTGCCCGATGAACTTGAGCGCCCGATACCATGTGACGGTCTTGCCACGGACCCTGTTGGCTCTTATAACGAGCTCTACGATATTAAAGCTGTCTCCACATTTCGAATAGCACTTAAACATCCTGCCCTTGTAGTCTCCAGATGCTTCGTGATAATAGTAAAGCTTGTGGGAGTCCGACCCGTGGCATACCGACTTGAATATCAGGTTCCCTTGGCTGTCCGTTTTGGGGTAATCCGAGCCAAGCTCCACGGCGATTTTTATTACGTCCTCTTTGGTAAGCGAGTTAAGTATGCTGTCTTTGTCCAAATACATGCCTACCACCGCCCCCAAGAAGACCCGCCATTTTCTTCGTCGCCATCCGTGCCGTCCATGCCATTGTCGCTGACCTTGCACAGCGCTACGGAGTGCTCCATGATTTTCTCTTCAACATGCTCTATCCGGGTGAAGTCGATGTTGATTAGTTCAAAGTCATAAGTAGTGGCAAACAGGCTTATTTCTGTCATCGTGCCAAGATCGACATGCGACCACACCACTATCCGCGTGAGCCTCCCACGCCTTACCTTGTAAATCCAATGGCACATGTTCGGAGTGGGGGAGCCCACCATTTTATTCAATATGGATTCCACCCGCTTCAGTTCCGCTTTCGACGGTGCCATTGAGATGATCCCTACGTCCAGTTTGTTTGCCAGAGCTTTCGCCCCTGCAAGCAAGTTCTGGTCTTTGTAAATGGCGTTCAAGGCTTCACCGTTCAACTGGGACGCTGTGTAGATGAACACGTTAAGTTGCTGCGCTATGATTTTCAGTTCGGTGGCAAATACCAGCAGCAATTGATGTTCCTTAAGCCCCAAGCCCGACTTGTTTTTTACTTCCGTCAACAGTCGCAGCGATGTGTGTATGTAGTCGAAAAAAACATATTCGACCGAGAACTCCCTGCGGTATTTTTTGATTTGGTTCTTTATGTCCTCGATTGAAAAGTCGGGGATGTGGACTATGTACAGCGGGCTTGTCTCTATGTAGGCTATCGCAGCCATCACCCTGTCCAGTTCACCTTCGCCATAGTTCCCGTAAAGTATGTGTTCCTCGTTGACCTTGCTTACCGCAGCTATCAACAAAGTCTGTATCTCTTCCACGGTCATCTCGGTCGAGAAGTAAACAGTGGGTTCGCTGAATCCCGTGTAAATGAATTGCCCTGCCTCCAAATCGTAACGGTACGGCACAGCGATCTTACATGCATCCCCCGCAGCTTGGCGGCTTTTGCCTCCTCCGGCCACTGATGACCGCATGAACAGGCATCCTCTCCGAGCGCCCCTTGTGATGGTGTTAAGTGCCTCGCTGTTGAGTGGGAGTCCTACGTCAGGGATTTCCATGAGTTCGCTGACAAGTTCCTTCATGCCCTTCCCAGCCTGCACGTCCTTACTCAACGCATTGGTGCAATACTGCATGTTCGGGGCGACTACCAACATGGTCTCAACCATTTCCACGATGTCGAGTTCCGTGTAGTTCTCGAACTTTAGCTGTTCTTCCTCTACCTTTGAAGCCTCGACAACTGTACCGTTGTAAATGAACCTGGTGTCCAAGCCTTTGCGCTCGTAGAACCGCAAGAGCGAGTATTTCCGCAGCCTATGGTAGTAGTAGTCGTAGTTCTCTTGCGATGCTATGTCTCTCGCGTTTACCAGATACTCGATACCGTTATTCGCTTGGAACACGTCGTACTGCTCTTTGTATTTGCTAAGGTACGAGTCAATGCTGAACTCGTCAATCGAGGTGCATCCCTGCATATAGAGGTTGTAGAACGCCACGAAAAGCAACTCGTAGAAGCTCTCTGTATCAAAATCCGTCCTGTCCAGCGGCCTGTCTATGTCGTCCACAAGGGACGCATCTTTCAGCAGGCAGCCGAACATGTTCAGATATGCTCTTTTATCTACCAATCCCTCGGTCAATTATGCCTCCTTCCCGACAGACTCAATGTTAATTTGCCTGTTCGGTTTCCTATTGGGTCTAATGTGGACAACCCTTTCGCCATACATAGTAGAGGTGTCGATACCCGTGTTCAGTGCATTGACCCTGGCCAAATCGTCGTAGTATTTCGTAGCCTCGGAATGATAGTAGGGGATTATGCCTACAATGTCGCCGGTTAGCTCTTTTTCGGTAACTTCATGCAAGTAGGTCAGGGTTTGGCGCATCGAAAGGAACGTGAACCCATACCTTTTTATATATTCCTCTGACAGCACATAGACTTTGGTGCTCAGTTCGGAATCTCCAATGAGGGTGCGGACATAGTCGTAATAGTCCCTCTTGTGTGCATAATCCTCTTCAGACATCCCGGACTTGAGTTCTGCTTTCGGCGCACTGCGTTTACCCTTTCTCTTTTTCCCAGCATCGGCGACCTTGTCGCTTTTGTCTTTTGCAAGAACCTTGATTGCGGTATTGAAACACCTTTGGTGGGCGAAGCGTCCCTTGTAGGGGACGCCCTGCTCATCCGCAAGAGGCTCACTGCAAATCACGCATTTTTTATGAGCCATAGTCACTCACCCTTTTCTAAAGCCCTTTTTCCTCAATCAGGCTCTCCATGTCGCCCAGGATCACTTGTATCAACTGTTCCTGGCCCCTCTTGAGTTCACTGGCCTTCTTACCCTCGCCTAAGTGGTTCGCGACTATAACTTGGAGCTCTTCAAGATACCCCTCGTCCGCAAGCTGTTCACCGAGCGCCTGCATCGTTTCCATAAGCTCGTCGTAGTTTTTTACCTTGACGGTGCGCTGGCTTTTCTGTTGCTCGAAACCGACGGCTTTGATACCCTCTTCCTTTTCCTGGTTCTCTATGGCTTTAACGATTACTTCCTCTAATGCCTCCGCAGTGAACTCAGGGATATAAGTAGTCGGGAGATAGTCGAACCGCGAACGTGCAAAGAACTCTGCTGTCTCCGCCAGGTACCCTGACGACTTGACTATAGTGCCGTTTTCGTCTACTCCGTTGGAACGGACAAACACACAAATATCTGCGTTGTTCATTATTGGCGATAAAGCGCGTGTATCGGCTTTCGGTGAAATGAACCCTTGCTTCTCCTGTGCATGGGCAATGAAATAGCAGCAGTAACCAGCACCCACCAGCTTATTGATTTGTTTCCAAAATTCTGCCTCATATTCCTTCCACAACCCATAGCCATCGTTCCCTGACTTAATGGACGTAGCGCCGTATTTTTGGCAAATGAAATCCTGGCAGTAATTCGATGCGGCTTCGACCTCGTCAAATATGATTGTTGAATACATCTCCCTTGCCTTCTCGACTGTCGCGGGATCAGTAAGCTGCTTATTGATTTTGATGAAGTCCGCCCACTTCGTAATAGGGCAAAATGGAATGCCGGGTATCGCGTTCAGCCCTGCTTCAAAAGGAAGATAAAACGGCTTCTTCATCCGGGTGGCCTGCTTCGTTTTGCCAAGGTTGTTGCCACCGTATACAAGAATAACCTTTCCTTCCAATCCTTTAGCAACCGTGCTAATTTGGGGTTCAAATATATTAATGTCGCTCATGTTCGCATATGCCTCCTAAAACCCCAGTGTGCGCCCTTTGGCTTTTCCGCTTGGCTTTGCTGCGCTGTTGCTTTGACCGTTCTTTGCCTGGTTCCTCAGTTCGGCCAGCCTGTTCTCGCGTTCCTGGATGGCGGCCTTGATGGTGTTGGCATCGTAGGGCAACTCTTTGGTGATACCCTCTTCATAAGCCTCGGAAGCACCGGTGATGACCAGATCGTTCTTGTACTCGACCGTTACTTTTCTTCTCGGCTTGCCAATCTTTACGGGGATTTCCTCTACCGTCTCGACCCTGTTGTTGACTATTTCACCGTAGAACTCCACCGTCTGACCCGGTTCAAAACTGGAGTCTATTGCTTGCCCTACGTCGCCCTCTGCGACCAGTTCGATAGGCTCAATGCCATTGAATGTCGGCATCCATCCGCTCACTATGGTGCGCCCGGATTCTTCCCCGTCCGTGTTCATTTCCGGCTTAATAGCTGAGATGAATACTTCCACCGAGAACTCAGCCTTTGGTTCAATGCTCTCTCCGCTTCTATTGCGGTTAAAGAAATTGCTCTTGTAGGAAACAACCTTCTCGCCGTTCCTTCCGGTGAACGGGCTTATGTCGCCTGTGACCCTGACTTCCGTGGCTTCCTCTTCGCCAACGTCAGCAATGGACTGGTACTCGTTCATTACTGTCTGTATCCCTGCGTATGTCCTGTTGTCCGCACCGCTGTTCGTCTTCTCATTGACGCTCACATTGAACCTGATAAAGTTCACATCGGAAGTCTTGACCGTAACGTACCCCGCTACCCGTGTCCTTCCATCTTCCGACAAAACCTTCAATTCTTTCTCGCTAACTATTCCGGCAACAATGGCCTTGGCGTTTGCTTGTCTCAGGTTTGTTTTTGATTCGTTCTTTGTCATAGTTTTTTTCTCCTTTTTGTTTTTGATGGTTTTACATCTTCTTTGTTTTGTGCAAATGCACTTCTTACTGCGGCCCCTGCCGGATCGAGTGTTTACTAACCCACCTACCACCTCCTTTAGTGATATCATTATTTTGAAAGTAACGAGCTTCCTGTATCTGTGCCGCCCCGGTTTCCCTACCCGGCATTTGGCACGGGCAGAAGTTTTGCCACCGGGCATGGCTCGCTACCTATCAATCAGTTTCCTGAACTCCAACGGGTTTTTGTTCTTCGACACCTTGCTTGCCTCGTAGAAGTCCCTCAAGTTTCTCTCACCGCACTCCGGGCATACGGTTGGGTAGCGCGGTGCTTCCTGCTCAATGCGGTGGTCCCATGAGTGCCCACATTCGTCGCAAATGCGTTTGTGGTCGTCAACAGAGTATAAAAAATAAGCAGACCGATCATTGGCCTTACTTGTCACGATGAACCTCTCTCGTCCATCAGCAATATGGGCTTCCCAGATTACTTCATTCTTTGGCAGCTTAACCGAAACCACCGCCTCTGTCTTCGGCTTTCAGTTTTACTTCTCCGTTAGCCGCTAAGTTTTTGCCCGGTAGTGGAAAAGTGGCTGTCAGCCTGTCGTCGAATACCATCGCTGTAATTGTAATCACCTGCTTTCTGCTGTTCAAGATGTTGCGCATTGTACACCGTCGTTTTGCGTTTGTCAATACCTGTCTTTGTTTTTAGTCCCTTGTTTTTTTTAATAAAAATTTTGCCTGCTGGCGGAATGTGGTGCTGGACTTCGTGTTCATGCGCCTATATTGCCCGAAAAAAAGCAAAAAAAATGGGTTGTTGAAATACCAATACTTTTGGTATTTCAACAACCCATAAGATGCCTTAGTCGCCTATTCTGTCATTCGTTGCTGGCTACTCCATTGTTTCTTCGTCGTCTAGTTCAAGCGCTTTTCTAATCTCTTCTTTCCTCACCCTCATTGGTTCGGACTTGGCACTGCCTGTGTTGACGGCTTCGTTGTATGCTTTGCTAACTGTGACCTCACCTTCCTCATCTGGGTTAAAGAACTCCGCCGCATATTGGGCGTAGGTGTCTTTATCCATACCCGACTGTAAGGCAAGATATCCCATGTACCCTAGCGAAAGAACGTGACTCCTCTTTTTCATATTATTGTAGATTTTTTTGTCTGAGCTAATTTCGTCATATAGATACTTTAAATAGTCAAGAGCCTGTCTCAAGGTCCCGTTCTGTTCAGGAGTCACCTCTGTAACCTCAAGAATCGGTCCTATATGTTTTGCCTCCAAAGATTTTGCCCCACCGAAGCACATACACCACAGCTTCTCAACAGTATCCCTGTCATACATCTTCTGTATCCCCTTAGTTCCCATGCTTTCTACTATGGCCGGATGCATGGCAAGCTGTCTAAAAATTGCCCAGCTCATGGCACCAATATGTGTTAATTCCGCAGCGGTCACACGCCTACCACTATTCTTGAGACGGAACAGTCTTTTCTGCTCGGCAATGGTCAGGTTGTTGAAATAGTGTCCGTAAATCCCGCACCCCAAGATACGGTTTCGTAGTTTTGGCATTTGGCTAAACTTTTTCCCCTTTAATTCTTAGAGTGCTGCGTCAACCAAAATTGGGGGAATTGA